GCAGCCGAAGCTTGAATTTTAAGAATATCACCTTCGACCAAATACAAACCCATGTTCTTATCAATTGGAATNAGAGTAGCGTCTGCTGGTACTGATATAGTTTTTGCTATGTAATAATCAGCCCCAGATCGTGTGATCCAGACGGATATGTCCGCTGCGTTTACTCCGTCTATGTTAGCTATCACAAGACTGTTGATCTTTAAAACTTTGTTAGTCGCGGCAGTAAGAAGACTAACGGCGGAAGCCGCTACATCAGCATCTACAGCGGTATTCGCGTAAATGCTGCTTACAGCTACAATATTTGGGTTTGCCATTTATTTTCTCCTGTCAGCCAAAAACCATTGCCATTGCGATAGCTTTACCTGTTGATATACCAGCCGTGCCAAATGTTAACTTACCTGAACCATTAGAAGCCAGCAAAGCCTGACCTGTGGAGCCTACCGCATCTGGTAGCTCTAAACTATAAGTCGCATTAGATGAGTGCGGTGGACCCGCAAGCGTTACCCCATGAGAATTGGACTCACAGTTAAAGATTACTCGACCAGAGTTGGTATTGCCGCGCAACACAACTTTACCCGTGCCATTTGGAGCTAGATCCAAGTCACGATTAGACACAGTGGTAAGATCAAACTGGTTTGTGTCCAGATCGCCGCCTAGCTGCGGAGTAGTGTCGTTCACAATATCCTGAATGTCCGTAGCTATTGCCGTAATAAACACAACAGCACTGCCAGATAAGTTCAATGCGCTATCGCTGTTACTGCTTTCAATAACAGATCGACTAAGCGTTGTACCCGAACTGGTGTATGTACCCGTACCAATTTCAAAAGCTGAAGAACCGTCTTCTATGCAATATCGCACAGAATTTCCATTGGACACACCAGCACCTGCAAAAGTTTGGAAGCCACTGGTCGCACTGCCAAGAGTTATGGTCCCAGTACCCGTGGTACTGGTTGTCATCTTAGCTCTATTGACCAACACTACCATGTTAACTCTCCGTTCTTACGCAATTCTAATTAAAGCGTTACTTGCATCTGGGCTTGGCATCACGATCTTAAAGTCCCCTGAAGTTGACGCTTTGTCCGAACCAAAGTCTAAAACCAAAACACAATTTGCAGTGTTAGAACCCGCGCCAGCCGAGCTATTATAAATCAACGCACCACGAGCGGTTATCGTCGCAGAGGTAAATGTCTTGTCTGCAAAATCTGTAAACGCTGTTGTGCCAGAACTGACTGGCATACTGCTAGAAGCCGTCAAGGTATTTGTGCTTGTACTACCAGAAGGTCCACCAGAAGTATATGTACCAGATGTTGACACCTCATTGTTACCGCCACCGAAGGGCGCTGCTGTCGTAGCCGCGGTAAAAGTAGCACTGTTAGTATACAAAGCTATTTGAAAAGCATCGCCGCCAGAAGTTGTGAAATTGTGTGTTGCGGACAACAGTTCTTTTTTGAACGAAGTACACATAAAGTTTCCGTTAAAGGCCATATCAGAGTCTCCTTATGAGTTCAGCCAGTTCAGGATGTCCTGCATCCATTAGTGCGTTGTAAACCGTAGTGCGGTCACTTTTTATAGCTTGCCGCATATAATAAGCTACTACTTTCTCCATATGCCTTTCAAAAGCACGAGCTTGATCCCTGATTCCTGGCAACGCTGTGTCCGAAACAGAAATTATCTTTCCCACGCAATCTTCTGCAAGTTCTTCTGGATTAAAACCCCGTCTGTCCGTGGTTTCCACTGAGACTACGTTTTCATAACGAGGTATGTCTAAAGTAAACGCCGTGCTCATGTTTTCTCCCTAATAACCTTTCCGGTGCGATACTCGTCCGTTGTTTCTTTTGCTTCTCCAAGCATCTTAACACCAATAAGGGCTTCCTGAAAGCGGCTATTATACATAGCCATAACGTCCTGCTCACCCTTCATGTATATGTACGCCTCAATCAAGGCTCCATACAACAACGCCATTTCAGCATTTATGCTCAACCATGTTGTTTCAGAATCTGTCCCCGCAGTAATACTGTTCGGCCTGTAAAAATAGTGAAGCTCCGCAGTGTATGTTATTGCAGGGGCAGGACCCAGCAAAAAGTTAGTCACATCAAACTGGCAATAGTACCTCGGCGTACCCGTAGTGGAATCATTTGGAGTATACATCTGGACAAAACTGGGGTCTTTAAACTCTAAGAACTCTCTGTTTCCATCCGCCGGATATATTGCTAAAGAGAAAGGAGCCAAGAAATCACTTGGACACCGTAAAAACCGAGTGCCCCCAGTAGACGCCGTAGCGTTTTTTCGAAACAAACTAAGCTGTACTTTTTTAAGAATACGCTCTTCCGCTTGGCGGATAAACAAAGGAAGGTTGTTCACGAAAGACGTTTCATCGTTTTCCGTATAATCTTGAACCGCTTGCTTTAGCTGCGCATATGTAAAACTCATGTTGTCACCACCGTTACTGTGCCGATTTCCCCAAGAGCAGTTAGATTATTTCTAGGAGTAATACCTGGGATGTCTTGAAACCCAACAGGATTGTACCCGTGTTGAATGGCCCTCTGTTCTGGTAACTCTGTCTCTGGTCTAGGACCGCGTAAAGCTTGTGGATCTGGATACGCTTTCGGCGGAAACAACTGAGGATGTTTGGGTTCAAACTCATCAGGACCCACCTTCGCACCCGTCCACTCTGTCTTCATTTCACGCAAACGGTAACGGCGACCTGACCGATCCGAAATTCCCCAAGCATGTTTACCATTAGCGTATGCCATTTACACCCTCAGATAACCCGAACTAGGTTGCAGCTTCAATGGAACCCGCGCTTCATCTTCCTCGGCGGCACGTTGAAACTCCTCTTCGTAAACCGTCTTTAACAGTTGAATGCGCTCCGGTGCCCGTTTCATCGCCAAGTAATAGGCTAATCCCGCCACCATACAAGGATAAAACCGGAAAGGCATCTCGGTTGTGTTCACGAGAGCATCCGCATCTTCTATCCTACGCACGTAATAGTAAATCAACTGATCCGTGGAGTTTTCTGGAACCGCCCACAAATTAATGACGGGAGTAATCTGACGATCAAAATAAAACTGACTCGGACGACCTTGCGTGGTTTTGTTTGGGAGTGTGGCATACTCACCTCGGCTAATGCGCTCAACCTCGTAGTCTGTGCCATCACGACGAAGTGTTACCTCCAACATGTCCACAACATCCAACGTCAACGTCTCTTGAGCCTGACCCGCTGTAAGCGTAATTGTGCCTTGCCTAACCGTCCAAAGGTTTAAACCACGATTGGCCCAATCTGCAAACATCAAGTTCAAAGACCGACGCGCTGTCTTGGCGTCATAACCCGTGCGAACCTCAAGGCCGCAGCGTTCATATGCCTCCTCAACAATCTCACCTACGTCTAAATTAAAGTCTCTTGATCCTGACGTTGTCATAGTATCAACTCATATGTGGTTTCTGGTTTGTCTTGACGGTAACAGCGCCACCTTTTTTGTAGCCCATCTTAGCGGCAACTTCTGGAGCCTTTGCCTTTAACGCTCTCAAGCCCTTCCCCTTGGGTCCTTCAGGTATCTGTTTCTTGGTTTCCATCAGTATCGTCCTCGTTATAAAGATTATCAAACACTCTGTTCACATCCAGTGTATAGTCTAAATCACTTTTTGAATAGTGTGTATGTTGTGAAGGTCTGAAATCTGGAGCACCCTCACCTAACGCAAACCAAGCAGGATGCGTTACACGCACTCGATTGTTTGGCAGAGCAACAATGTTGCCTGTCCACTCTCCTGCATCTAACAACTGCAAAACATGACTCTGCTTATGCTGCGCAGGATCATCCGCTATTTCGGAATCCGTATAGTCCACCGTGAACAAATACCGTGAAGGAAAAAACTGGCCGTCAATTTTTGCCATCCACGGGCACGGGGTAGCTCTGTCTAAAACGTACACTGCATGGTGATGCGAGGCACAATCCCAAGGCTGCGCATCATGTGTTGCCATAGGTATAGGCCATTCCGCTAACGGAATGTCTGCAACCAAAGCAGTAAGAGGCATACGTGCCCACATTGCTCCACCGTGAACAGTATCTTCGTCCTCGTCTTCTGCCTCACAACCCGTAAAGATTACTTGAAAACTTAACGATCTGTTTGGCATACTTGTTACAGCGATGACCATGGCATGTAAAAATTCGCCGTGGTATTTCTCATGGTTATGAGTGTACTCACGACGAACCCATGCCTTAAAGTAAGGAATATTGCTCTGTAAGTATGGCATTTATATTAAAAAATCCTTACTGGTTTCATGCCCTGAGACATTAGACCGCCAGCCTTCATGCCTTTGACCTTACCACCAGCCTTCATGCCTTTGACCTTGCCGCCAGCCTTCATGCCTTTGACCTTGCCGCCAGCCTTCATACCTTTGACCTTACCACCAGCCTTCATGCCTTTGACCTTGCCACCAGCCTTCATGCCTTTGACTTTACCACCAGCCTTGTAACCCTTTTTCTTTTTCTTCGCCATTTTATCTCTCCTTTAAAAGATCCTGACTAACCCGCCGTTTGCTTTCCAACTTATACGTTTAGAAGACTTTTTCTTTTTAGCCGCAGAGGTACATTCAGCCATAGTAGGGCGACACGCAGGATAACCTTTACGCTTCTCACCCTTCTGGCGTCCACAGGGCTTGCCTGTCTTACAATCTACCCACCCCTTACCATCGTTTTGAGAAAACCATGTGCGTAAAGAATTTTTCTTTTTCTTCGCCATTAAAAGATCCTTGTAGCCTTCCGTCTCGATTCTGCTACCTGTCCACAACCAGAGGCAATAAACCCTCCGTTTTTATATCCCGAAGAGGGAGGACGTTTAGGGTTATCAATAGAAGAAACTATTCCACCTTCAGCCTTGTTAGTAGAGTTTCCCCAGTTTTTTGCGCCCACCTTTCGGCATTTTGACAGTGCCCCCGAAGCGTAAGCGGAGGGCCACACTTTGTAACGGCTTTTTACTTTGTGATAACAAGCGTCTTTTTTGCTTTTCTTTTTTGCCATTACTCAGCCCCTTTGACGGAGGCTTGGATATTTGTTGCCGCATTTGCCCCCTCGATATTGCCATATGTCCTCTCCATCTCTGCCTTCATATAACTGATCTGAGAAGCCATGACTTCAGTTCTTTTATCAACCGCTATCAAAGTTTTTGTTGTCCAATTCGCCCAACTATACCCAACGCCTCCAACGCCCAAGACAAAAGCTGTTACTAAAGCTACCATGATTTGCTTATTCACTTTACTCACCACATCTTACAAGACCAATACCTGGCTTTTAACTTATCCAAGGTCCCCTTATCGCAACCGTGACGAGCACGAAAAGATTTACGACGTTTGGGGTTTGACTTTTTAATGGTCATATTAGCATCCCCAAATCTAACTATCTTTTCTTTACCCTTGTCACACGCTTTCACAACAAACTTTTTTCCGCCAGACTTTTGACGTTTCGGCTTATTGCATTTCATTTTATCTTTATCGATCTTAGCCATCTTACCCTCAGAAAAAACGGCGGCTATTACACCGCCGTTGTTTTAACCAAAGAATCCAGTGATTGAATCAACATTGGTAAGCGTCACATGACACTCATCATTAAAGATCATACCGTGGTCTGGAATGGTAATCTGGTTATCATCGCTTTGATGAAAGACCATAGATAATTGCGTTGCTCCACTACTACCGTTTTTAAACACAACAGCGGGAGAACCACTAGCCGCAGTTTTTACATAAAATGATTTTAGTCTGGTTCGACCACCCTGTAGTGTACCTGAAGCAGTAGCTGTCTTTGCAAAAATAGAAGCAGCCATCTAACATCTCCTATTAAGGTTGAACAGCAGTATTAAAAGCCTGAGCATACATTACTGTTATAACAACTGATCCCGCATTAGTGCCTGCGCTTGAAGTAGCTGTTAGTTTTAAGTCTGACGTTCCAGTGTTCTTCCATGTAAGTGTGCCGCCACCAGAAGCACCTAACGCTTTAATACCTACAGTAGTTCCAGAAGCAACAGCATTAACAAGAGTTGCTGCACCGCCTACAGTATCACCGACACTAATATTTGTTGTAGTGTTAGCAGCTACTTCTAAATCAACGATTATGTTTACGATTTTTGAGTTAGCCGGAATTACTACATTTGTGGCTTCTGCTGCAACAGCACCGCCAGAAATGTCCATTACATGTTGTTGTGACATTACAACATAGCCAACGTTTGCTATGTCTGATCCAACGGTAGTGCCCGTTGTGTTTCTAATATTACCTGCCCGAATAGGACCAGAAAAAGTTGTCGTACCCATGTTGATCTCCTGTCTTGGGTTAGTCAGTCGCCCTATGCGACTGTCAGGGATGATTTAAGTGTACAAAACTTTTTACCAAAAAGAAAGGGGCAACCGAAGTTGCCCCAGTTTATAGGGAGGAATGTCCCGTGAGCAGTAAAACGGGATATTACCTCTATAACACAGTTTACGCTCCAGGTGAACCAAATACACAGCGTGGGTCGGAAAAACCAAAGCTGTAACGTTCACGAGCCTTAAAGCGCATGTTGCCTGTGTCGAAGTCTGCTTCCATGCCAGTAGACATTGGAGTGCGCTCAAAATGGATCATTCCACGAGGAGCATCTGTCATGATGAAAAACGCATCAGGATCTGTCAAGAAGTCGTTGACAGCATAACCGTCAGGTAACATCCCCATTGATCTTAGTGCGTTTGTATCATTGTCTGCTGTACCAACACGGAGGTTGGATACCATCAGACGTTCCGCAACAAATTGCAACTGACGTGGAATAATTAGTTTTAAACCACGTAGTGCAACTTTAAGTCCACGCTCATCAACAAAACCTGCAATGTTAATCAAAGCATCTTCAAGAGATGTTTCGTTCAAGTCAGCAGCAGTTGCTGGTTCGTTGGCAAACGTTCCACCACTTGTAAGTGGGTGATCCGTCGCACAAAGCGCAACACCATCACCACCAGCCGTTGCGCCAGCAGTAAATGCGTTGTTAAGAACTGCAGCAGCCTTAACTTGCTTTGTGTGAGCCATTGAACGAGCCAACGCACGAGTATAACGTGAGCCAAGACGATCATAAAGGTTATCTTCGATAGCCTCTTCTGTAATCGAGAATGCCAACGCAATAGTCTCATGGTTGTAACGAGCAGTGTATGCTTCGTTAGCGTCGTCAAAGTTGATGGAGGAACCTTCCGATTTGGTCGGTGCCGCACCAAAACCACTCAACATAACCTCTTCCTCGAATGCTCGATCAGAAGATTCTGTTGTGAAGATCTCTGCATGTTGGTTTTCGTACTTGTTGTACTCCATACCAAACAAGGCGTTGAGACCTGGTTCCAACTCTTTCGCTAGTTGTGCGCGAGATATAGCCATAAGTCAGTCTCCTTATACGCCAGTCGTTG